GAAAACTCTAGCCCGATTGCGCGAATGCTTAAAGGGCCGATGGGGTGATTTGGGAACAGGGCGTTAAATACGCTATTGATGTTAGTAAGGGTGAGATTGACGTTTGCCGCGATGTTCGCCTAGCTTGCCAGCGGTTCATTAACCAATACGAAAACCAAGAATGGGCGTATGTCTTTGACGAACGATTCCCGCAGCACGTACTAGATTTCTGCGTCACGCTCCGACATACCAAAGGCCCGCTGGCTGGAAAACTGATTGCGCTGGAACCGTTCCAGATTTTCTTAATCTGCGGCATATACGGCTTCCGCAACAAGATTGACCGCACGAAGCGCATGGTGTCGGATGTAATCCTGTACATCCCGCGCAAGGCTGGCAAATCAACTCTGACTGCGGTTATCGGGCTTTATGAATTGCGCTTTGGCGAGGCAGGTAGCGAAGTCTTTACCCTAGCCACGAACCGCGAACAGGCCACCATCGTATTCGACGCGGCTAAAGGACTGGTCGAAGGAATGTTGCCGGAGCTATCTGCCGAATTCCATTTATCTAAATTTGAGATAAAAAAACTAGGCGATTCGCAATCAATGTTTAAAGCATTGAGCCGCGACACTAAAAAGACTGGCGACGGTAAAAATCCTAGCTGTGTAATCATTGACGAAGCCGCGCAGATCGTAGACCGCAACGCTATCGAGGTGCTGCACTCAGGCATGGTGGCAAGGCAGAACCCGTTACGGATTTACATTACCACGGCTTCATTTACTAAAGAGACAAAGTTCTACGAGGATATGGCGATGTTCCAGGCCATTCTTCACGGCGAGGCAGCAGACAATCCTAAATGGTTTGGTTTGCTTTACGGTCTCGACCAGCAAGACGATTGGCGAGATCCGGCCTCTTGGCTAAAGGCTAATCCGATGCATGGAATATCAGTATTTGATGACGCGATTAAACAACGCGCAGAAGAAGCCAAGCACAAGCCAGCAAGCCTTAATGAGTTCCTTTGCAAGACTCTTAATATATTCGTATCCGCAAATGCGGCGTGGATTGATCGGTCGTTGTGGGAGGATAAGGTTTGCTTAATTAAAGAAGTCAGAGAACCGGATGCAGTATTTATAGGTTTTGACTTAGCAGCTACCCGCGATTTGAATGCGGTATGCACTCTTAAGCGTTTTGCTGCTGACGATTACGAAGCGGAATTTAAATTCTTTCTTCCGGAAGAAGGCTTTAATTTTGTCCCGAAACACTATCAGGATATATTCCGCGCCGCTATAAAATCCAATATATTAAAGTTAACTGAAGGCAATGTGATGGATGACCGCGAGGTCAGCGAATATATTAAGCAGCAGGTAAATAGATACCAGATGACCAAAGAAATCGGCTACGACGCTTACAACGCCGCCTCGCTGGTGGCTCGGTTGCACGATGAAGGTATGCCTATCAAAAAGGTTGGGCAGGGCATGGCGGTATTAAACAATCCTTCTAAGCAGGTTGAAAAGCTAATACTTAATAAAAGCATCAAGCACGATGGGAATCCATTTCTTGCATGGCAACTAGGCAATTGCGAAGTGTTCACTGATGTAAACGGTAATATTAAGGTTCGCAAGAACTCTGCGGATACCGCGGCAAAAGTTGATGGTATTATCGCCATGATTATCGCGTTCCATTGCGCTCTGGATAATCCTATGGTAAATAATAGCTTCGGTTTCAGAAGTTTTTAGTAGAAAAACGAGAGAAAATATGGCTATTCTGGACATATTCAAGCGAAAAACAACGGCTAGGAACGAAGCAAATACCGTTCTAGGCCAGATGCAATTGGGCAACCAAGTGCTGTTCGCTACGTCGCAGAAAGGTCCGGTATCCTCACAACTGCTGTATGTCACCACCGGCAGTTCTACCGTCGCAGGACGGACTGTAGATATATCACTTCTCACCCGCAATTCGACAATAATGGGTTGCGTTGGCGTTAAGGCTAGATCATTGGCGCAACTTTCTGTTAGCGTTATGTATAAAACAGATGACGGTACATTTGTCGATGCTCTCAAATCTCCAGACGTAAGCAACAGAGATAAATCCAAAGCAAAGCAGGTCACTAACTTACTGAGTGAACCTAACAATTTCCAGAGCATGTACGAGTTCTGGTATCAATGGTGCATGTGGCAAGATATAGCGGGCGAGTCTTTTACGTTGTGGTGGAGGAAAGACCAAAAAGACGCTAGCACTACGCCGCTGGAAATGTATAACCTTGACTCGACTTTAATAACGGTTATTCTGACTCCGACGCGCTATCCTTCGTACCGACTCTCTACCCCAAGCTACGGGTTCTCGAAAGACCAGCCGTTAGCCTCGCACCAAGTGATGCACGTTAAAGAAGCCGCTTGGCAAGGTTCCAGCGGCTTTAACAAAGGCATTCTGGCTACGGAATTGGTTGCTCTTGACCAAGACATAGACCTGTACGCTAATTTTGTGATGCAAAATGGCGCTAAACCGTCGGGTATATTTACAACCGATATGGTTATTCCAGACGCGAAATATAAAGAAGTCGCGGCGCGGTTGAAAGAGGCCTGGAATGCGATGACCGGCAGTCGTGACGTTGACCAAAGCAAAGCGGGCCAAGGCATGTTGCTCGATCAAGGTATGAAATACATGCCGATCGACATGCTAACTTTGCAAGACGCTGATTGTGCCAAACTTAAAGACCAAACCATGAAGCGGATTTGTGGATTGTTTGGTGTGCCGCCGCAAATGCTTTCATTTGGCGAGGGAAAGTTTAACAATTCGCAAACCATGCTTGACGAGTTTTATAAAACCACGATGTATCCGATGGTAATCAACATTGAGCAAAAGCTAAAACAGCATTTGTTAAAGGGTTACCCGAACCTGTGTATCAGGTTTGACACTAAAGATTTCTTAAAGGGCGCTGCGCTAGACCAGATGAATTTTGTAGTCTCTGGCGTAAACGCGGGTATTATGTCTCCGAATGAGGCGCGAGAATACTTAAACATTGAAAAGAAAGATGGCGCGGACGATTTGAAACAAGATACTAAAGCAACTGATTTAATTTCCGGTACTTCGCCGCAAGACACAGGTGGTGGCGGCGGCAATCAAGTTAAGAAAATGAATATCGGAACTACATGACAATACAAGACATGATGGAAACGCTTGCTTCCCAAATAAAGAAAACAAGTGTTAAACTGCCGAAGAAAGCTGGCAGACCCCATAAAATAAAAGATAATAACCAATCTATTAAAAACGGGGTAGTTAATGAAGAATCTCATTTTGATTTGCGAAGCTCAACTAAAGCTGGCGGCAGATGAGGCAGCAATCGGCGCTATAGAAGCCAGAGCTACCACGTGGGGCATTCGTGAAGGCGCAGACGGGCGTAGATTCAACTACAAGCCCGAAGGTTTCGCGCAATGGGCAGATGAATTCTCTAAATCTGATAAGCCTTTGCCGATGTTCCTCAATCACAACGACGAAGGAATGCCAGTAGGCCAATGGGACGAATTCAATTTCGACGAAGAAGGCATGACCGCAAAAGGTCGTATTTTTATGAATACGATGAACGGTTCAGACCTGCATACGATTCTAAAAGAATCACCTAAGATGTTCGGTGGCGTTTCTGTTGGGGCTTATGCTGACGAAGCAATATATACCGACGAAGATGGCGTACCGCTAGATCAAAACGCAGATTATGAAAAAGGATACTTCCAAATCACAAAAGGTGGTTTGCGAGAAGTATCCGTGGTGATGTATCCCAACAATCTACAATCGGAAATTCAAAAGCTGGAATACTTTGATGACAAAGGCCAGCCGAATCCGCGAACAATTGAAAAATCTCTGCGTGATGCAGGGTGTTCAAAAAAAGATGCGGCCACCGCGTCTAGTCTGTTCAAAAAGTTGCTGCTTGAGCGTGATGCCCAACTAAAACCGATTGAACAAGCCCCACTTCAGAGTGACTCTGACGCGGTGGTAACCGAAGCAGAGATTCTCGCGGCTCTTGAGCAACGCGAACTTCTGTCAATTCTTAATAAACGCATTTAAGGAACAATAATGGAAAAAATCCTCGAAAAGCTAGACGCAATTGAAGCGGGCAATACTGCCAAGATTACGGAATCGGTTGAAGCCATTAAAAATGAATTCACTGAAAAACTGAATGCTTTGGAAGCCAAAATTGCCGAAGTGCAAGCACCGGCTATTATCAAAGCACCGGCTAAGACTCTGAGCCAAGAAATTAACCGTTCGGTCAAAGAACAACTCCGCGATTTCTACAAATCCAATGCTCGTTCGGAAAAAGAAATCAAGATGTTTGAATCCACTGACCAGTACGATGCATACCTTCAAGAAACAGGTTCGCAACTGGGTAATCCTGCCGGATACGGTTCGGGCTACAACGTTGGCGGACGCACTGGTTATGATCCGGTGTTTGTGGCTCTGCGTCAGACGAATCCGTTGCGTGGCGTTTCGCGCACCGTATCAACTGATGGCTCTGCTTACCAACTGCGTCAAAAGATTGGCAATGCTGGCGCACAATGGGGCTATGCAATCCAGAACAACGGCAGCCCGACTACTCAGGACACGCTGATTTGGCAGATGATCCTGCGCGACCTGAACTGCCAATTCCCTGTCCGTACTGCAACACTGGACGACATTGATGGTCTTGAGTCCAACATTGTTTCGGACATGCTTGCTGAGTTTAGCCAGGTTGAAGCGCAATCAATGGTTCTTAACGATGACCAAACCGATTCGCCAGATACGTATGGCGGAACAAATGGTCTGCGTGGATTGAACCAGTACGCTTACACCAGCACGTATGCGGGCGGAACTGTACATCCGGTTATTCTCGGCAGCAGCGGCGTTGCTACTACTAACGGTTTGTCGCAGATTGCTACTTACGATCAGGCTACGACAAACGGCACTTCCGCTACGACTAATAATGTAACGTATGCCGACGTTATCAATCTGATCTACAGTCTGCCGAATCAATACTGGACTGAATCAGCCGCTTTCTTGATTAACCCGATCGAACTGCAAGCAATCCGCGGGTTGGTTGATGATAACGGGCGTCCGATCTATCTGGATGGTCTGGCGCGGACTGATGGCATTGTCGGTCAGTTGCTCGGCTTTGATGTGGTCGTTAATAAATACGTGGACACGCCGAATTACGCTGGTGTTGATAAACCTAACCTGTATCCGATTTTCTTTGGAGATTGGGCGCGTGGTCACGTTATTATCGACCGTCTGAACATGGTTATGCGTAGGTACGACCAAACGGCCCCCGGTTATATAACTTTTTTTGGTGAGAAAAGAGTTGCATCGTCGATACACGACGCACAGGCCCTTGTAGCATACCGTTCGACGACCACCGCAAACGACTAAAGGATGGGGGGAGAAATCCCCCCTCTTTTTAACATTTATTGGAATTTAATATGAGCCTGATTCTGGAATCCATTAAAGCCGCGCTTAAGAATGGAAAAGCATCTGTAAACTTGAAAGAAGCTGCTTTGCTGACCGGATCGGGTTCTGGCATAGGCGGCAGAAATATTTACGATGATGCTTTTGCATCATTGCGTATGTTTAATCCTATTCGCGGAGCAGGTGCGCGGGTAGTAGATACAATCGGTTCAGACCAAACCTTTGTAGTTAAAACTGGTAATGCAACCAATATCCAAAATGGGGCGGTTGTTACTGGTGCAATTGCTGCCTCGGTGTTGACGGTTTCGGCGGTGACTAGCGGCACGTTGCGCGTTGGTCAAATCCTTTCCGGCACTGGTGTTGCTGCTGGCACTTATATTAGTTCGCTAGGCACCGGCACTGGCGGCACAGGCACTTACAACGTGCTTGGTGATACGACTGCCTCAGAAACCACGATTACCGCGGTAGGTAATCCGTGGGGCTATTACCCGATCAACAGCAATAATGCTGCCGCCGGATACTCGACTTCAATTTGGCAATTGCCGTTAAGAGCCATTCAAGCGTCTGTGCCAATTCGGACTGCAATGCTGTCGGACGTTAATAATCTTGAAGAATCTATTGTGCGAGACATTGCTTTGGAATTTGCTCAACAAGAAGCTCTGTCGATGATGTTTAATAATGACCAAGCAGCATCGACTACCGGCTATTACGGCGGGACGTTGGGCTTGCGTGGGTTGAACAGCTATACCACTTCGGATTCTGCTGCTGCATTTGGTTCAAGCGGAATAGCAATGACGAACGGCATTCATACCGTTTTAACTTTTACTTTGGCAAGCGCAAGCGCAGTTGTTGTTAATGATCTGTCTGACATATACGCATCCCTGCCACCGCAGTATTTGCTTGATCCTACTTGTGCATGGATGATGAGTCCCGCCACTCTTGCGGTGTTGCGTAAACTTGCATCAAATTCAGGTTTGTTTCTTAATCAAGCAGGTGAAGATGGGACAAGTTCTACCGTCTATCTGATGGGGAAACCAGTACGAATAAATCCCTACATGGACGACCTTGCTGCCGGTAAGTTCGCAATTTACTTTGCGGCGTGGGATCAGTTTGTAACGATAGCTGACAATGAAACAATGGACATCCAGATGTTCGATCAAACACAACCGGGGTATGTAACCCTGTTTGCGGAGAAGCGCGTTTGTTCGACAATCCGCGATGTTTTTGCTGGTGTCCGTTGTTATCACTCATAAAAAATCATGCCGGTCGAAAACCAAACGTATTCGTCCAATCGCAACCCGTTTAATTATGTAAAAATTGAACAGGTGGCGAGAGACTATGTAACTCAATGGTTGACGCTAGATGAAATTACGCAGCAACTAAACTTGTTTGAAGATGAATCTCAGGATTCTTATTTGACTAGTTTAGAAGTTGCGACTCGGTTTGCCATTGAGGATTACTTGGGTATGGCTGTATTTCCTACCCAATATCGAATCTATTACGGCAACCCCGGCCTTACAAGCAGTGCGGTATATCTGGACCTTCCTGAAGTTTCGCAAGGCCGTAGCGGGGCTGCAATCAACTCTGTAAGTCTTTGGTCTGGACTGCCTCCGGTGTTAACCGCTTTAGCAACCAATACTTATTGGTATGACGCGACCGGCAATAGAGTAATCCTGCAAAGTTTGCCAAATACGGTAGATCAATACAATGCAAATCCGTTAGAAGTGCTGTACACAGTCCCGGCTAATTCGATCATGCAATATCCGGTTATTAAACAAGCTGGATTGTTGCTGCTTACCCATTTATATAATAACCGTTCTAATACAACCGAAGTGGCGCTGAAAAGTATTCCTTTTGGCGTTGATGCTTTGTTGAGGCCGTATAAACCGCTGATAATGTAATGGCTATTACGCGATATGAAAATGTAGACATTAACAATGTAACCAACGGAGTAAATTCTGTTGGTGAGTACACTACGACTATTACGGAATGGTTTACCTCAAGAGCATTGGTAGCTGATGTATCAAATAGTTTAAGAATATCCGAGCGCTATCGTGTGTATCAGGATTTGGTAAATTTAACATTTAACTACACGCCTAACATTAAAAGCATTGTAGATAACCAGAATTTGTATAGCATTACGTGGCGCGGGTTTGATTGGCGTATAACGGATATAAGAGAGTCTAACGACAGGATGAAGGTTACATTGCTTTGTTATCGCAATGATCCAACGACCCCAGTATGACTACGCAGCTTAACCCTTATGTTTACGCAGAAGCTATACAAGCACAATTAACCAGTATTGTTAACGTTCCTGTGTATGCAAACTTCAACCGGAATTATGCTACTGAAAGCCAGTTTTTAACTTGGCAATTAAGGAATGTTCATCAACCAGTCTATACGGGACAAACGCAAAACAATAAAGGTATAGATACACCAACGTTCCAAATTAGTGTGTTTAGCCAGGCAATGAGTGATGCTTTCAATTTAAGTAATGACATACTACAATCTTTGCATGGTTATTCTGGTGAATTTGGAGATCAGTTCTTCGTAGCGAAAGCAGATGTTTTTTGGCTTTACAATACTTACGACAACGAATTGGGATTAAACCAGATTATTCTGGATTGCACTCTTTACGTTCCAGCATAAGATAAAATTTTATTAACTTTTTTTTGAGGTAATTAAAATGCCCCTAATTGATACAGTTTTGCCAGGTTATGTTGCTACGTTGTGGATGCAAGACGATGCAACGCCGACTCCATTAACCGACACGCAGCTTGGGACTTGGGCTGCTCAAGTAACCACGATTGTCGGCACCACCGCTGGTGGCTCTGGCGAGTCAGGTATGCAGGTTCTTGTAGAAGCAATCCCGGCTTTTGGTAGTGATGATGCAGTGGCGGCATATGGCATTGCAGGTCAACGTACTGGGGCAAAAATAACTACGCAAAATCAGCCTACGTCTATGACTATAACTAGTGCGTGGAATTCTGCTGATGCCGCAATGCTTCAAATTCGAGCGGACGGTTATAGCGGTTTGGTTATTCGTACGTATGTTATTGCGGTTTACGATGGTACTGATACCGTTGCTTACGCATTTAACGCTCGTGTCGGTGGTTTGCAATGGGATATGTCACCGGCTGCTGAAGGGAAGTTTATGTTTACGTTGCATCCGGTTGGCGGCAGTTCTTATGGATGGACAACGAACGCTTAAAAAAATACATGGACAATACAGGATCAAAAGATTTACTGGCTTATTTAATAACCCAATCCAGTTCCGGCGCTAAGAACTGGTTTGGGTTTCAACAACAAAAAATAATAGGAATAAATCTTTGCTACGAAATAGCAAAGAATCACGCAGCAGATATGTCACCGGATGAAGTGACGGAATACGTGCTGCGATTAAATGATTCCATATACAAAAAACTGATAAAAGGCGAATCTAATGAGCAAGTTAGCAAGTAAGCTAGGAAAACAATACGACAAAGTAAGAGACCAATCAAAAATACGGACGCTCAATATTAAATTGGGCGATGCTGCGTTTGATCTTAAAGTGCGGATTCCTTTAAAAAAAGAAATGGAAGAAATTTCTTTAAGAATAACGAGTCCATCTGAAGAAAAAATTGAAGCTATTTACCAAACTTTGGTGACACCTATTTTAGCGGTTGTTAAAGATAGTGCGGAAGGTTTTTTAGAAGCATTGAATTCCGATAAAGAAACCATTGTTATAAAAGACAAAGATATAGAAGTAAATGGAACATCGGTCAAACAGGTAGCAACATATACTGCAATATGGGAAAGCAGAGTAGAAGAATATTTCCATTTGTTGCAATCTGAAACTGGCGATTTAATAACAGAATCATTTGAAGAAATATCGGCAGAATTTCCAGACATTGCAATTAAGGAGATATTGGAAGCAATTGAAAGCGCGATAAAGCCAGACTACAAAACCGCAAAAAAAAACTAAGACGTTCATTGCGGGCGCAGGTAGCAGCTGCGATGGTGTTTAACGGACATACACAAGAATATATAGATTCAATAGACGAAGAATTATTTGCGGAGATTCAAGTCATGTACGCTGACGGTATGCTCGGAAACAAAGGCATCTTCGATGCTTTAGTGCCAGTGACTACCGCAGTCTTTAACTATATGCGCCCACAAAATGCGGCTGCGTATCGTTCAGATCAAATCTTTCCGTGTATCAACGAATACGCAAACAATCCCGACTACGAACCAACGCCAAGCGAAATAGCAAGCAGTAACTTGATGGCGTATGTTACGCAAGCTCCTGGATTTAAAGTGGGGCGGTTCAATCATGGCTGAGTTTTCGCCGCAAAACAAAGGCGCTACCGGGACAACAGGGTTCGATGATCTGTTTAAACGGATGGAGAAACTTGCCGAAGAAATAGGCAAAGGCAAAACCGAATCCATCTGGAAGAAAGCTATGGGTTTTGCTATAGCTCCTGTCTATGAACAAGCAAGATCAAATGCTTCCGCGCATGTAGACACAGGGCAAATGCTCGATCATATTTATATGAAAGTGCATAGACCGCAAGCCAGAGACAAATCAAGCCTTTCCTATCGAGGCGAATTGTTTCTTGCGCGAGTTACACTAAATCCAAAACGCGACGATAGCCAAGCCAAAACAACATTAAGCAAAAGTGGTCGTTTTAGAACTGCATGGAAACATGCGCCGGTTGGTTTGGCGGTAGAATTTGGGACAGCAAATGTAGCGGCGCGACCGTTTCTGCGTCCAGCATTGGATACAAATATTAAAAATGTGCAAGATAGATTAGGTGTTTCGGTTTGGGCGGCTATTTCGAAAATAGCTGAGAAAAAAGGTTAATCATGGCAGTTATTGGTTCGCTATCCGTAAAACTCGGATTAGTCACAGTAGAGTGGGATCAGGCGACAGCGAAAGCTAAAGCGCAAGCCAAAGACTTGCAGGGCGCGTTTAAAAACTTAACGTCTGAACTTTCAGTTTTAAGCCAGCATTTTAAAACGCTTGGCGGGATTACCTCTGTTGGGGCAATAGGCTTTACTGCTTTATTTGCTAGTACAGCAGCTTACGCAAATGAAGTAAAAGACCTAGCCGAAGGCTTTGATATAACCATATCGAAAGTATTGCAATTCCGCGACGCGCTGCAAACATCCGGCGGCAAAGCAGAAAGCGCAGCAAAGATGCTTTCTACTTTGTTTACAAAAATAGAAGAAGGCAAAAAAGGTAGCGAGCCGGTCATTGAAACATTCCGCAAACTCGGAATTAGCTTTGCAGAATTGCAAACAACAAAACCTGAAGATGCTTTGAACAAAGTATTTATTGGGCTTAAAAATATAGGGTCTACAACAGAAAGAATAAAGTTATTGCGCGAGGTGATGGGTAAGGGCGGCGTTGGTCTTGGTGTTGCAGAATTATCGGACAAAATAAATCAATCAACCGCTGCTTTCAAGAAACATGAAGATGGTCTAAAAAGATTTGGCGAGTTATCCGACAATTTAAAATCGTCAATGGATAATCTCAAGATTGCTTTTTCTGATTTGGTTAGTCCGTTTATCGGTGAAGGCAAAAGATCGGTAGAGCAATTTAAGATAGCGTTGTTAGCTATTGCAAGTGTTGCGGTCGTTACTCAATTAACAAAAATAGTTGGTCTGTTTATTGCATTAAATAAAGCGATGGGAACAGGCGCAAAAATAGCCGGTACGATGGCTGCGCTAAGTGGAGCAAAAGGCATTGCATTAGTAGGCGGCGCTGTTGCGGCTTATGCAATCCTAAATAAAATTCTACAAGACCCTGAAGAACGGATAGCCGAATTAGAATTAGAAAAACAACAGTTCGAAGGAAGAAGTACAGCAATTAGTGAAATTAGTAAAAGACAAATAGCTAAGATTAACAAAGAAATAGAATTACTTAAGACAAAAATTCCAGACAGAGGACTTAATTTAACTCCTCCTGATACAACAAAAGAAGATGAAGAAGAAAAAGATGCAGCTAAAGCATCAAGAGATTCTGACGCTGCACGAGCAAAGAATGCCGCTGCCGCTGCATTATTAAAAATAATGGAGAGAGAGAATCAATTAAAAATTGAAGGTTTAACGACAGATAAATGGGCGCTGGAGATTAAAAAAGCGGATATAGAATTTGAAAAAGGAAAAGCAAAAATTCTTGCTGAATATGCAGCAGATCGAGTGGCGGCTAAAGATTCGGTAGAACTAGAAGCTGTTGCCGGAGAAAAAGCAGCAATTGCGTTAAGTACCGCTTATAAAAAATCGGAAGGCGCGAAAAAATTTGCAGCAGCAAGTAGAGATAAGGAAATTGAGGATTTAAAACGGCAAACAAAATTGCAGGAAGAATTATTTGAGTTTGAAAAGAAAGCATTTGATCTTAGATTGTTGGCGGTGAGTACTGGTCAATATGAGATTCAAGCCAAAACAATTTTGCTAGAAAAAGAAAAAGCAATTGCACAAGTTATAGCAGATAAAAATGAAAAGTTACGTCCCACAGGTCAATCAGCAGCGGCGATAGCAGCAATAGAAGTAGATGCGCGTTCAAAAATAGCTCGAATTGAAATCGATGCTGCTGCTCGTGATGTATTAAGAATTGCAAACAAAGAAAAAGAATTCCGCATCCTTGACGCACAAAGCATCACGTCCGCACGACTACATGAATTTGATTTAGCAAAAATAGCGTTAGAAGATAAGCGTATATATTTGACTGATCTTGAATACAAAAAACAAAATGAATTGCTAGAATTAAATAGAAGATTGTTGGAATTGGAACAGGAACGGCTTGCAGTAACAGACAGATACGGCGTAGGCGAACGAGCCGACAAGGAACGCACTCGCATAGATGAAGCAATAAAGCGCGAAAAAGAATTATCAGCAGAGCGTAATATTTCACTAGAAAACGAAGCTACAAGACAACGCAGTTTTGTAGAAGGATGGGATTATGCTTTCAGGCAGTATTCCGCAAATGCGTCCAATGCTTTTAAAGCGGGCGAAGAAGCGTTTACGTCTTTTACAACCAATATGGACCGCGCATTAGACCAGTTTGTTACTACCGGAAAATTGTCGTTTAAGGATTTAGCCTCTAGCATAATTAAAGACTTAATCAGAATACAAATGCGGGCGCAAATAACTTCAATGTTTAGCGGTTTGGGATCATTATTTGGTGGCGGAAACTCATCCCTTGCCGCTGATATTGGTTCTGCTGGTGGTGGCGCAAATTTTGCAGCAGTCGCTGCTGGAGGTTACATGGCAGACGGGGGGCCTGTAGCTGCAAATACGCCTTACATGGTAGGCGAGCGTGGTCCTGAATTGATTATTCCAAAAGGCGCAGGAACAGTTATCCCCAATAATCAGCTTGCAGGAGCCATGGGAGGGCCTCAGATCACTTACAACGGTCCATACATAGCGAACATGCAAGCCATTGATACGCAGTCGGCTACGCAGTTCCTAGCGCGAAATAAGCTATCTGTTTACGCCGCCAATCAATCCGCTGCGCGGTCTTTGCCCACGAGTAGATAATGAGCCTTAATCAAATACTAGCTATAGCGGAATCCGTCGGGATAAACGATCAAAGATTTATCGGGCAGGTTCTTAGCCGGAATCAAAGGATCAATACTTCAGAACAACTGACGGTAGTTCCTTTTGCTTTCACCATGAAGCCGATGAACTACCTTCGGTATTCTGAAAGCCGGTCTTTACTTAGTAGCTTGCGAGTGCCGGATAAAGCCTTAGAGCAATATCTTAACTTTAGCACTACTGGCTGGAGTAACTATATCGAGTATCAAGGCGATATGACTTCCGGACAGATTAGCGCCTGTGCCTGGCAGACTTCCTCCGCAAATAACAATTTGGTGCTAGGTTCACTACCCTCGATTTCCAGTTCCGCGTATATCGTTAAGATAGGAGATTTTTGTCAGGTTGGGCGTTATGCTTATATAGCCACGGCGAACGTACAGAGAGGCGGCGGCTCAACGGTTAATATTCCGGTTCACCGCAGCTTGCTAACTCCACTGGTAAGCCCCGTCAGTGCTGTTATTGGCGAGTTTGGCACGACTGTTTCTTTGGGTGGGTCGTCTTATATCGGCACTACGTTTTGCGTTATTCTTCGGAGTTATCCGACCTATACATTGATTCCAATACAGAATGATTCGTTTATTCAATGGAGCGGGGATTTCGTAGCATTTGAGGCGGTGTTATGAATGTAATTGCTCCAGTCGATGGAACAAATAATATCCGATACGCGGATTTTGTTCGTGTGACTACTGGCGACGCGGTATATAGATTTGCAACAACACCTAAGGCTTTAACAATTCCTGCGGTTGATGCTTTGCCTTTTGACGCTGTTGGGCAGTTGATGAAAGTCGGAAGCGCTCAACGAGATATTAAAAGCACAGCAAACGAAACTACGTTCACTTTAGTGGGCATAGATACCGCAATGCTTGGTTGGGTTCTTGGGCAAAATGTTAAAGGCGCGAAAATCGAAGCGTGGCATGGTTTCTTTGATACAGATGAAGTTTTAATTACAGATGGAGGCACCGGCGGGCTTTACCAATTCTTCAATGGTTTTATAAATTCATTTTCCATCAACGAAGAATGGATGGAAGAACTCAGGACATACGTCGGCATCATTACTGTTAGTGCATCATCCATCCAGTTAATACTTCAGAACAGAACTGCCGGGCGTTATACAAATGATAATTCGTGGCAATTTTTTAATAACGGCGACACCAGCATGAACAGAGTTCCGTTTATTTCAACTATTAACTATTACTTTGGCAAGACGCAATGATTTATCGGGCAACAAAATTTCACAAACCAATAATTATTGATTTGATGAAACAGTTTGCCGATGAGAGTCCGGTAGATTATTGCCATTCATACTCGGATATGGAATATGGTAATAAATTGCTAGACGAAATCTTTGCTGGCCGAGGCGCTATATTTATGGCGGATAATTACGGAATACTTATGTCCATTATTCTTCCGTGTATTTGGTCGGATAGAATATTTGGGTTACATGAATTAGCTTGGTATGTAAAACCCGAAAATCGTGGCTCAAGGGCAGGATATAAATTATTAAAAGAATATAACGAATATGGAGAACTATTAAAAACAATAGGGCGGATTAAGTATTACACCATGAGCAAATTGGTAACTAGCCCAGATGTAGATTATTCCAAATTTGGTTATCGTAAACAAGACGAAATTTGGGTCAAATAATGAAATATATTGTTTCGTTTTTATTATTGTTTAGTTTTGCTCCTCCAGCGTTTGCTGTTGGCATGATGATTGCCGTTGGAATTGGGTTGACTGGTCTAGCCGCTACAGCAGTAGCGTTTGCAATCAACATGGTTGTATCTGCAATCATATCAAAAGCATTTGCAAGCTCACAACAATCCGCAAATGAACTATCCGGAAGTTCACCTAACCCCGGTAACAGAACTCAAATAGCGCCAGCGACAGATAACAAACTTCCAGTTATCTATGGTTCAGCATGGGTTGGTGGAATAATTACTGACTTGAGTATTACGGCAGACAATCAGACGTTGTACTACGTTATGTCGCTTTCTGAGGTAACTTCGTACGGCTCTGACACTATTACTTTTGGAGATATTTATTACGGCGGCAAGAAAGTAGTTTTTAACGCTACCAACCAATACAGCGTTGATTCCTTGCTTGATGAGTCGACTGGAGAAAGCCAGATCATCAACGGAAACATAAAAATTTATAAATATAGTAACGGAAGCAACAGTCAGGTCAATTCAAGCAGTTCAGCAATTGCTGTAATGAATGGCGCTGGTCTCGTCTATACTTGGGATGGCAATAAATTAATGACGGACTGCGCTTTCGCCATTATTGTTTTAACTTACAATCAAGATCAAAACATTACTGGCCTTGAGCAAACTAGATTCCAGTTAACGAATAGCCGCCACAAGCCAGGAGAATGTTTTTACGACTATCTGACAAACACGGTATACGGTGGCGCCATTCCTGTGTTGCAGATTGATACAGCCAGTTTGGATGAGCTGGATGCTTATTGCAACGAGTCATTTACCTACATTACGTACGAAGGCTCGTCTGCTACACAAACACGGTTTCGTTTTGACGGGCTTTTAGACCCAACGCGCAGCATCATGGCGAACATGCAGGACATGGCTTCCTGCTGCGATTGCTTAATTAAATACAACGAAATTATGGGAACGTGGGGAGTCATTACCCAAAAGCCTACCTACACGATTGCAATGGCGCTAGATGATAGCAACATGGTTTCTGCTATCAGCATTTCTCCCCTTGATATTGCATCAAGTTACAACGTCATCGAGTGCAAGTTTCCAGATAATTCCAACCAAGACGCTTTCAATTCTTCTACTTTTGATCTTGCTCAAATTGATCCTGCTTTGCTCTTTGCTAATGAGCCGGTAAACAAACAGTCAGTTAGCCTTCCATTAGTTAATGATTCCGTCAGGGCGCAATATCTTGCTAACCGAATGTTGAAGTCCGGACGCGAGGATTTGCAGGTGCAAGTTAATACAAATTTTTCTGGTATTCAATTAGAAGCAGGCGATATTGTTACGATAACCAGCACAAATTACGGATGGGATGCTAAAGAATTCAGGATCAACAAAGTAATACAAGAATTTGCTGATGATGCTTCCGTCACAGTTAAATTAACCGTTTCAGAGTTCAATGCTGAAGTTTACGACGATGTAAGCGTTACGCAGTTTACGCCAGCACCAAACACCGGTATAGCTTCGCCGGTAGTGTTTGGATCGGTTCCTGCTCCGGTTGTAGCGGCTCAATATCCTACTGCTGAAATACCTAGTTTTGTGTTGGCATTGACTGCAAGTTATGTAGGAATTATTCAATACGCCGAAGTCTGGTATTCAGCATTTGCAAACCCTACTACTGAGCAATTATTGTTTGCAGGTACTACGGCGATTCAATCAAACGGAAATCCGTACACACCAAATGCACCACTTCCATCTGTATTGTTGAGCGACATTCCTTCGGGAAATTGGTATTTCTTTTCTCGCATGGTAAATAGTCTTGGTGCTTCTCATTATTCCCCTGCAAGCGCAGTATTTAATTGGCGACCACGGACATTTCAATACACTGAACGGTATTTGTCAGTGGCTTACGCTGATAGTCTTACCGGAACAGGATTTGATCTAGACCCGCGAAACCACGACTACTACGGGCTATACAATCAAGCCAGCGAAACGCCTAGCCAGACCGCTTCTGACTATACGTGGTATCTTGCTGACCCAACTTTTGGGACTACCATCTATTTATGTTATGCAAACCGGACAACGCGCAGATTTAGTTTTGCTACTGGCTTTGCGGCTTACGCTGCTGGCACTGGTGCTTTCGTACCGACTCAAGCCACTATATTTGATCCAACGATTTTTGCTGCGTTACCCGATGGCACTAATTCTATCGACCTAGATTATGCAACAGGCCAGTTACTTTCTACCGGAACTACAACCGTAGGCACCGGAGAGATTTTGGTAACAAATAATTCTAGCGGTCAGATTATCGCGTCTCTTAAGCAATTCCTAGATTTTGGAAACGGCATTCCTACTAAAACATCAAGCGTGGCAACTCTTACAATTGATATTTATGGCCGTGTAGTTGGGTTTGAAGCCCCTGATGATTTTTACATTACTATACAATCATTCACCGCGACTGCTAGTCAAACCGTGTTTAGTGTGACACGAGGAACTGGCTACATAACCGACCAATGCTTTGTATTTGAAAACGGTTGTCTGCTGGATGAATCCGAATATACAGACGCTTCCGCAACCGTAACCCTCGCCGTTGGCGCGACGGTTAATAATATAATTACCGTAGTTTCGTTCCGTAGCTACAACGGCACCAGCGGTTATTATGCTTCGTTTACGCGCACTACGGCAGCATTAACAAATAGCAGTTCTTACCTACCTTCACCCGTTATTCCTAGCGGATACGAATTGCTATTCATTAATGGAACGGCTTTAAATGAACAAGATTACGATATTGTTAGCAATACAATTACTAATTTCCCGTCTATAGTGACAGGAACATTAACCATGATTAAATGGACTGCTAACAATCTTGGAGTTCCAAACGGAAGTCCGGTAAACATTGTAGCTAACACCGTTATTGGGCAAACTATTTATTCATTTAGTTATGAGGTTGATGCTTTTAACCTTTACCAAAACGGCGTATTGTTAAAGCAAGGAACAGATTACACTACAGCAACCGGGACGTATACTTTAAGTAATTCGCCAACAACAATTACTAATATTCTTCAACAGCAAACATTTGCTAGAACAGGTGCCGCATGACCGTTGCCTTTAATCTTTCACAACTTGCCAACAATGTAAATTCCTCTGGACAATTATCCCTCGACACTGGGATAACAAGTACATTGCCTATTGCTAATGGCGGTACGGCAAGCACCACCGACTCTGGAGCAAGAACTAATCTATCTGCTGCCGGTTCTGGTGCTGTTGGTTCGTCCTCTATTACGATGACAAGCGCAAGAATTTTAGGAAGAACAACCGCATCTACTGGTGCGATAGAAGAAATTACTGTTGGCAGCGGTTTGTCATTATCTGGCGGTGCGTTGACTTCTACAACTACTGTAGATACATCTGCTGTCTTATCGGCTTTGACTGGATTGACTGCGGGCGCAGTTGGAACATTTGCTTTTTTGCAAAATAGAAATGACAACACAAGTTATAATTTTGGTGAAGTAGCGAATGGTTCTGATTTGTATCCAGCAGGAACCCCAGAGTCTTACCAAGCCTCTGCTAGATCGGGTACCTGGAGATGTTTAGGATATTGTCCTGCACCTGGATATGATCCGAATACATATTATGCTAGTTTATTTATTAGAATAACTTAATACAAAATAAAACATGATTCGTGGTGCTGTCTGTGGATAGCCCATTAACCGAGAAGCGGAGAAGTCATGGCAATATTTTCAAAAAATACACTTACACAAATAAGCGGATTTGATAATCCAATTATTGCTGGCGAATTAGTATGGGAACAACAAACGTATTGGAATTTGACTTTTAAAAATGCTTCGACTGGCGATGCTTATGATTTAACAGGAGCGACATTAGACGCTCAAATTCTTCGCCGCAATTTAAGCAATATTCGAGACACCCGCTACGGGCTTACTTTTGATATTGCAGACTTTGATCCTGAACCCGATCCAGTAAACCTTACAATAACAAATGTTGTTGAGGAAAATGGCGCGTTTACGCTTGTAATCAACGATGCAGATTGGGAAGTTCTTTCCAGTTCGGTGCAGCTTGATATTAATGCAGAAAATTGTGTAGGTTTTAGCGGCAGAATAAAAATAAGTATGCCGGAACAAGGCACAACTCCAGCGCAAGACTTAATTATATTTTTGTTGTTTTTAATGCGTTCTGATGGAGTAACTAACTAATGGCTAATCTAACAATTGAAGTGGTGGACGGAAATAATATAGACGTCATTGTAGACTCTAGCGTTTCCGGTGTTGGAATAGAAAGTGTTGCTATTGTTTATGACGATCCTATTTATTATTTAGAATTTACATATACAAACGGCACTACCGAGTTGGTTGAACTACCTGCGGTGGCTACTGGCGTTCAATCATTTAACACTCGTATAGGCTTGGTAACGCTTGAATCGAGTGATGTAACTGATGCATTAGGTTATACGCCGCCAACTCCAAGCGGCACAGGGGCAACTGGAACGTGGTCTATATCTATTAACGGCAACGCGGCAACTGTAACAACCAATGCTAATTTAACAGGACCAATTACTTCCGTTGGAAATGCAACTTCTGTTGCTGCACAAACAGGTACAGGTTCAACTTTTGTAATGCAAGCCTCGCCTTTGCTTACCACGCCAAACATAGGTACACCGTCGGCGGGAACATTAACAAATGCTACAGGACTACCTATTGCAACAGGCGTATCTGGTCTTGGCGCAAATGTAGCAACGTTTCTTGCAACGCCATCTAGTGCTAATCTTATTTCAGCCGTTACAGATGAAACGGGCAGTGGATCGCTGGTATTTGCGACATCACCTACTCTTGTAACTCCAGCGCTGGGCACTCCGTCGGCATTGATTGGTACTAACATTTCTGGGACTGCTGCAAGTCTGACCGCAGGAAATGTAACTACAAACGCTAATCTTACCGGCGCTGTGACTTCGACAGGAAATGCTACTTTACTTGGGTCGTTTTCTTCGGAGCAATTATCTGATGCTTTAACTAACGAAACAGGAACGGGCGTAGCTGTGTTTGCTACTTCGCCCACGTTAATTACTCCTGCTCTTGGCACTCCGTCCGCTATGGTTGGCACAAACATTACCGGAACGGCTACAGCTTTTACTGCTAGCAATGTTACAACAAACGCAAATCTGACAGGGCCGATAACCTCAGTAGGAAATGTAACTGCGATAACCGCTGGCGCAATTATTAACGCAGACATTAACGCTGCTGCTGGCATTGAAGATACCAAACTAGCCACAATTGCGACAGCGTTAAAAGTTAGCAATTCAGCAACTACGGCAACATCATCAAACACCGTCAGTGCAATTGTTGCTAGGGATGCAAGTGGAAACTTTACCGCAGGAACTGTCACGGCAGCATTAACCGGCAATTCCAGCACCGCCACCGCATTGGCAACAGGCAGGACAATTGAAATTACAGGCGACCTAATCTACGCATCGCCTAGTTTTGACGGGTCTGCAAACGTCACAGCAGCAGGCACGCTGGCAACCGTAGCAACGGCAGGGGCCACAGGAAGCAGCACCGCCATACCAGTAGTGACCATTAACTCCAAAGGCTTAACGACCAGCATCACTACGGCAGCAGTCATTGCACCGGCAAGCACCTTATCAGGCAACACGCTAGCGGCAGGCGTTACCGGCTCGTCGCTGACAGGTCTTGGCACAATTGCTAATTTGTCTGTCACAGCAGGAACAATTTCGACAACACCATCTTCCGCAACAGACATTGCAAACAAAGATTATGTCGATACCGTAGCGCAAGGGCTAGACCCAAAAGCCTCATGCGTTGCTGCTACTACAGCTAACATCACTCTATCTGGCACGCAGTCCATTGATGGCGTTGCCTTGATTGCGACAGATAGATGCTTGGTCAAAAATCAAACAGCGCCAGCAGAAAATGGAATTTACGTTGTTGCTTCTGGAGTCTGGGCCAGAGCAGCCGACATGAATACATGGGAAGAAGTGCCAGGAGTATTTGCTTTTATTGAACAAGGCACCACGCAAGCAGACACTGGGTGGGTTTGCACAAGCAACGCTGGTGGCACGTTAGGCACCACTGCAATCACTTTTGTGCAATTTGCCGGAGTTGGCAGTTACACCGCCAGCACTGGTTTAACGTTAACTGGAACGGCGTTTAGCTTAACTGCGCCAGTCACAGTCGCGCTTGGCGGAACAAATGAAACGTCTGCCGGAATAGCATCATTTAACAACATCACTGGTTACACCGCTACGGGTGCTACGGGAACAACAAGCACTGATTTAGTGTTTTCGACTTCCCCTACTCTTATAACTCCTGCACTTGGCACGCCATCTGCGTTGATCGGAACTAACATCACAGGAACTGCATCTGGATTTACTGCTGGCAACGTAATTACTAATGCAAATTTGACTGGAGACATTACGTCAGTTGGCAATGCTACTACGTTGACCAATGCTCCAGTTATTGCAAAAGTGTTGACGGGATATATTTCTGGCGCTGGCACAGTGACAGCCACAGACTCAATTCTCCAAGCAATTCAAAAACTTGATGGCAATAATTCGACTAACGCTAACTTGACGGGGCCAATAACGTCAGTCGGCAATGTTACATCAATTGCAAGTCAAACAGGTACGGGAACTAAATTTGTTGTTGATACTTCGCCAACGTTAGTAACTCCTGATTTAGGCACGCCATCTGCGTTGATAGGCACAAATATCACCGGCACAGCAACGTCTTTTACTGCAAGCAACGTTACTACAAACGCAAATCTAACAGGTGGTGTTACTTCAGTTGGAAATGCAGCAACTGTAATAACAAATGCCAATTTGACTGGTGGAGTAACGTCTGTCGGCAATGCAACAACAGTAGTAACTAACGCTAATCTTACAGGGGCAGTTACTTCAATTGGTAATGCAACATTGCTAGGAAGTTTTTCTTCCGCACAACTAGCAACTGCTTTAACTGACGAAACCGGTTCTGGTGCAAACGTATTTGCTACAAGCCCTACGTTAGTAACACCTGAATTAGGCACACCGACTACTGTTGTTTTAACTAACGCAACAGGATTGCCTTTGACTACTGGTGTAACGGGTAATCTTCCTGTTACAAATTTAAATAGCGGCACCGCAGCTTCAGCATCCACATTCTGGCGTGGCGACGCGACTTGGGCTACCCCACCTGACGTAGATACTGGTATTACTCAACTCACAGGTGGAGTGACTGCCGGGCCAGGGAATGGAAGCCAAGTTGCAACAGTAATAACTAACGCTAACCTGACCGGAGATATTACTTCCGTCGGCAACGCAACATCATTAGGTAGCTTTTCTTCAGTTACTCTTGCTACCGCATTGACCGACGAAACAGGCACTGGTGTAGCCGTATTTGCTATTAACCCTTCACTTACAACGCCCGATATAACTGGATTAGCGACTGGCTCTGGTGTAGCTACTGCAAATACTGCTTCTACTCTTGTTGCGCGTGATGCAAGTGGAAACTTTGCGGCAGGAACAATTACAGCGGCACTTACTGGAACGGCAAGCGGGAATCTAGTCAGTGGTGGCGCTCTTGGAACACCATCTAGCGGTATTGCCACCAACCTCACGGGTTTACCACTTACTACGGGCGTCACGGGCACCTTGCCCGTAGCCAACGGCGGCACAGGATTAACG